GATAACTCTTGGGGTATTGTTGGTTAATTTAGAGTAAATGGTGGGCCTGGGGTTGATAGACCTTCTATCCTATTCTCAAGTGGATTTAATAGTTCAACATGGAGTTGTGGATATGGTTATGCAGATGATTCTTATTTTAGAATCAATCACGACCACGGCCATAGAAACCAAAGTTGGGGTACTACTGACTTCTATATTGATAGAGGTGGTAACTCATACTCAAACGGTAGTTCTAGAGCACCAATATTCTATGACCAAAACAATACGGCATATTATACTGACCCTACTGGATATTCTCAAATGAGTTCTGGTGAATTCAACAACTATATGAGAGCAGCTCGTATTGATTTCATTGGTGTTGGTGGAAACTCTGGACAAGGTACAAACGCATATAATATATTCCAAGAAGGTGGTGGATGGGGTTATCCTTATCCGGATTTAAGAATTGCATATCATACTGGTATTAAATTGGGTGGTAACGGACCTTCATATGAAGGAACTAGAGTTTACACCGATTATGATATGAGTGATTTGGCAATCCAATTATGTGGACCTTCAAACTATTCATTTAAGTATAAGTGGATGTGGACAAATGATACTGGATATTATTCAAGTACAAATGGAGCACACTGGTATCCAAATGATTCAACCTACGGAACATGGAGAATTAACGGACAAAAAAATGGATACCAAGGTATTCTAATGGATTGGACTTATACTCCTGTATTGATGTTTGATGGCGGTGGAAATGGTGGTATTTATTATCAAGCTGGTCGTTGGATGTACTATCACTATTGGCCATATAACTGTATTGGTATTGGAACATCTGCAACATCACCTTCATATGGTATGTATGTTAATAGAGGTATCTATGCTACTGAAAACATTGTGGCTTATTCTGATAGACGTGCAAAAGAAAACATTATAACTATTGATAACGCACTTGATAAAGTAATGAATATCAGAGGTGTGTTCTATAATAGAATTAATGATGAAAAGAAAGTACAGCAAATAGGGGTAATTGCACAGGAATTACAACCATTTGTTCCACAAGCAGTAACTTATTGTGATGTTAATGATGAGTATGGTGTATCTTATGGAAACTTAGCAGGATTGTTTATTGAAGCTATTAAAGAACAACAACAAACCATTGATAAGCAAGCAAGTGAAATAGCAGAATTAAAAGAAATTTTAAATAATTTAATACTTAATATTAAAGGATAATAATATGGCAATTTTAAAAGATTATGAATTACCAGGAACTGGATTGGTTGTACCAAATGCATATCATGTTGTAACGAACATAAAAGTTGATAAAAGAATGGCAGATGCACCAGCACCACCAGACCCTACAAGACCTGATGGACTCACTATGGGATTTAGAGCAGAAGAAACAAGTGTATATTGGAAATCAGGATATACGGCAGAAATAGCAGTAACAATTTGGAAAGATAAAGCTGCAAGAGATAATGATGCAAAACCAATTGGATTTATAGGAACTAATCCAGCGGATAATAAATATGGAGTTAGTATTGGAACAGCTGGAATGGACCACAAGTGTGTTTTTATGTTAGAAGTTCCATCAGAATTAGACCACATGGCACAAGCATATAGACATCTTTTAACTACCGAATATTATAGCGGCTCCGTTGAAATTTAAAAATAATATATTTATAACATATAAACAAAAAATTATGGGATTAACATACGATTGGAAATTAGTAGGACTTAAAAAACAAAACACAGAAGATTTATCTGATGTAATTGTTGGTACTACATGGAGATTAACAGCAACCGATGAGGCCGGTAATAGTGGTATATTTAATGGAGCAACTCCGTTTGAAATACAAGACCTTAATGGTGATGGTTTTGTAGATTATCGTGATTTAAGCGAAGAATTAGTATTAGGATGGATAAAAAATCATGTAAGTGGTTCATCGCCATCAAACTATATGACTCATATAAATCAACAAATACAAAAGCAAATTGATTATGTGAAATACGCTAGAATTGACGTATCTGAAATTGATTTACCTTGGTCACCAACATCTGGTAGTGCAACCCCAACTCCACCGGATATTGCACCAACCGATCCTGAATAATATTTAAATAAGTTTATTACATAATGTCCAAAGCACTTATTTATAAACAAATTTGTGTTTTGGACATTTTCTTTATATTTATATAGGTAATATTGTATATACTCAATATTAGCATTTAAAAACAATATAATCGGAGAAATAAAATGGCAGAAAGAATCGTATCACCCGGCGTATTTACAAGAGAAAATGACCTATCCTTCTTAGCGCAAGGAGTTGGTCAAATTGGAGCAGCATTCGTAGGACCTTTTAAACAAGGACCTGCATTCATTCCAACTATTGTAAGAAGTCAATCAGAATTCCAACAAATTTTTGGAACACCTGATGGAACATATTATACTGAATATGCAGTACAAAACTACTTAAGAGAAGCTGGAGCAGCAACTATTGTAAGAGTTGGAGGAATTAATGGATATAGACAAGTAAAACCTTTAGGTATTTTGATATCTGGTTCTACTAATGGAAGTACTCCAAAATTAATCTCTACTTTACATTCAACTGCATATGGATTAAAAGATGTAGGATTTATACAAGCACAAACTACCATTACAAGTAGCGCTACTATACCTGGTTCATTTGTAATATCTGGTTTGATAAGTTCTGGTTCTATTGCAGCAAGTGTATCGGCATCAATTTTAGCAACAGCAACAAATGATGTGGCTGATGTATTTGGTGAATCTCCATTTGGTGCTAAAGCAGCATACGCTTATACATTCTTTGAAAATATAGCAACTTCATTTACTGGTTCATCTGATGTAATTGGTAATAGAGCATCTGCTTCTTTGATTTATCTACCTGACCAAAAGTTTGAATATGATGTTCAAGAAGCACATACTCCTTGGGTTGTATCTCAAACAATTAGTGGTGATAGATACGAACTTTTTCGTTTCCATACATTAGGACATGGTACTCCATATAATACTAAATACAAAATTGGTATTTCTAATGTTAAGGCAGCTGGTGAAGATGGTTCAACTGATTACTCAACATTCGCTGTAACACTTAGAACTTATGGTGATACTGATAAGAGAGCTAGTATAATTGAATCATTTGGTAATGTAAACTTAGACCCATCATCTCCTAGATATATTGCTAGAGTAATTGGTGACAGAGCGTTTACAATTGATGATAATGGTAAAATTACTGAAAATGGTGATTATTCAAATAAATCAATTCACTTTAGAGTTGAAGTATCTGAACCAGGTTCATTCCCAATATCAGCAGCACCATTTGGACACGCAGCTTATATAAATCCAATAGCAACTAATAACTCAACTGAAGCATCATATGTACCAGCGGTAGTTTATCAAACTGGTTCAGCAAATAACACAACAACTTCTACTGTATATTATAGTGGTATGAATTTTGATACTGCTGGAGTAGCTGGTGATAATTCAACTTATTTAAATCCAATTCCTGATGGAGCAGTTGTAGGCGCAAATACGGCATTCTCATTTGATTCTCAAATGACTTATGTTATGACTGGTTCTGCTGGAGCTGATATGGTTAAGAGACAATTTATTTTAGGTTTCCAAGGTGGTTTTGATGGTGTATCTCCAACTGTGAAGATAGCATTAGCTGGTGATGATGCATGGGGAGCAGGTAATACGCAAGGTTTAAACTGTTCTAAATCAACAGCATCTGGTTCTTTAGGATATTCAAAAGCAATCAACGCTTTATCTAATCCTGATGAATATGATATTAACTTAGTATCAATGCCTGGTATCAATAGAGAATTACATCCTGCAATCGTTACTAAAATGATTGATATGGTTGAAGATAGACAAGATTGTTTCTATATTGCTGATTTTACTGATTATGATTCTTCAATTACAACAGCAACTGAACAAGCACAAGCAGTAGATTCAAACTACGCAGCTTGTTACTATCCTTGGATGAAAACAATAGATTCTAACACAAACAAACTTACAACTGTACCCCCATCTACATTATTACCAGCGGTATTCGCTAGTAGTGATAGATTATCAGCAGAGTGGTTCGCACCGGCTGGTTTGAATAGAGGTGGTATTACTGGAGCAGTTAGTGTATTGAATAGATTAACACATGCTGAAAGAGATATCCTTTATGAAAATAAAGTAAACCCTATCGCAACTTTCCCTGGACAAGGTATTGTAGCATTCGGACAAAAGACATTGCAAGATAGAGCATCTGCTTTAGATAGAATCAATGTTAGAAGATTGTTAATCACTATGAAGAAGTTCATAGCATCTACATCTCGTTACTTAGTATTTGAACAAAATACAACTGAAACTAGAGCAAGATTCATTAACACTGTAACTCCTTATTTAGAATCAATCCAACAAAGACAAGGTTTGTACGCATTCAATGTTGTAATGGATGAATCTAATAACACACCGGATGTAATTGATAGAAACATATTAGCTGGAGCAATATTCCTTCAACCAACTAAGACTGCTGAATTCATAGTAATTGATTTCAACATCTTACCAACTGGAGCATCTTTCTCAGCATAATACGAAAATAAACAAAGTAGATATTTATTAATATAAAATAAAACGGAACAAAAATGGCAGATAATATATTAAATTATACCCAAATGATAGCGGATACCTTCGAACCGAAGATGAAAAACCGCTACTATATGGAAATGACAAGTGTGGGTATTCCCGCATATATGGTTAAAACAGCAAACAGACCAGAAATAAATTTTGAAACTGTAAAAATAGACCATATCAACGTTTATAGAAAATTAAAGGGTAAAGGTGAGTGGCAGGACTTAAATATCACTTTATATGACCCAGTAGTTCCTTCAGCAGCTCAATTAGTAATGGAGTGGGTGAGATTATCACATGAATCAATTACTGGTAGAGATGGATACGCTGAATTCTATAAAAAGGACATTAGTTTTTATATGTTAGGTCCTGTTGGTGATAAGGTTGAACAATGGACTTTAAAAGGAGCATTTATTACTAAAGCTTCTTTTGGTGAATTGGACTTTTCTAACACAAATGAACCAGCAACAATCGATTTGACATTAACATACGATTACGCAATTCTTGAATATTAATATTCAAAAAAACATAAAACTAAAGGGGATACTAAAATATCCCCTTTTTTATGCTTTCTAATTTTTTAAAAACTATGTATTTATATATACAAACTTAAACAAAGTAAAGTTATGAATCAAAAACAATTCGATTTCCCAACAGAAGTGTTGGATTTACCATCAAAAGGTAAATTATATCCAAAAGAGCATCCTCTATCTTCTGGACAAATTACAATAAAATATATGACAGCAAAAGAGGAAGATATACTTTCTTCTACAAACCTAATTAAAAAAGGAATTGTATTGGATAAGTTATTTGAATCAATTATTGTTGATGCTGTTAATATAGATGATATTTTAGTAGGTGATAAAAATGCAATAGTATTAGCAACAAGACTATTAGGATATGGTCCTAATTATAATATTTCATTTTATTCATCCAAAGCAGGAAAATCTATCGAAACAACAGTAGATTTGGCTCAAATTAAAACAAAAGATGTTGATTATTCTAATTTTGGTAATCAAAATGAATTTCAATTTACAACACCTACTGGTAATACATTAGTGTTTAAATTACTTACACATGGTGATGAAAAGTTAATTGATAAAGATATAACAGCATTAGAGAAAATGAATAAAGATGGTTCGTATGAAATTACAACTAGATTAAGATATATGATTAAAAGTGTGGATGGTAATTCAGATTTAGGTCATATCAATAAATTCATTAATAACTCATTTTTAGCAAAAGATAGTAGAGCATTCAGAGAACATATTAAAAAAATCTCTCCAGATATGAACATGACATTTACATATGTACATGAAGATGGAGAAAGTGAGGTGGCGCCTATTCCAATGGGCGTAGGGTTTTTTTGGCCTGGCGATGAATCATAGTCTATTACTCCACACTCAAATATTTGAAATGGTGGAGTATAGTAATGGTTTTTCGATGATGGAATTGTACAAAATGCCAACCCATCTTAGGAGATTTTATTATAATAAATTAGTTGAATCGAAGAAAAAAGAAAACGAAGATACTAAAAAAGCACAATCTTCCAACGCATCTAAAGTTAGGATTAAGAGATAACCACTCTTATTCCTAACTTTTTTCTTTTATTAGATATTTATAGATTGAATAACTATAAACAAACGAAGATGGCATCACATTATAAAATAAGAAAATCTAAATTAAAAGAATTTTTTGGATTGTTTACTAAAAAGAGAACACCTGAAAAACTTCAAAAATTGATTGATAAAGACCCTGTCTTACAAAAGTTAAAGGCTGATGTAGATAAATTAAACTACAAATATAAGCCGGAAATTGATAAATTAAAAAATGATAGACCTGAAATGTTCAGAATGTTTCAGGATTGGGGGTTGATACCAAATGATTATAACTAATGGATAAACTATCAGATAGTGCAGAAGAGCTTAGGTTAGAACTTCTTAGAGAAATTGAGGAAACTAATCAGCGTATTGAGGAGCAAAACAAAAAGGCTGCGATAGTTGGTGCGGAAGAACGTAAAAGACTTGAAAAGAGAATTGAGAAAGAGAAGGAAAAGCTAAAGATTTTACAAAAACAAGCAGAACCATTAGAGAAACAAAATACATTAGCTGAAGAATATGAAGATTTACAAGATTCTTTAGGAACTTCTTTTACAAAATTAAACATTAATGCTAGAAAATTAATAACTACAAATAAAGTAGGAGGTTCTGCATTTGCTTCTCTTGCTAAAGATATTTTA